TCGAACTCACATCCAACATTCCTCAGATCGTTGTCTCCTTCGAAAAGACAGCAGTTGAAGCCGGTACACGCCGTCTTGCAGCTCGCTGGTCTGTCGAACTCGAGCAGGATCTTAAGAACATGAACGGTATCGATATCGATACTGAGCTCACAAACGCTATGTCTTATGAGCTTCAGGCCGAAATCGACCGTGAAATGATCATTCGTATGATCCAGACAGCCCTCAATGCCGGTTACGGCGTTGGGTTCTCTATCTGGAATCCTGCTTCAGCCGATGGCCGCTGGCTCGTTGAGCGTAATCGTGACTTCTATCAGAGACTCATCGTTGAGGCTAATCGTATTGCCGTCCGTAACCGTCGTGGTTCCGCCAACTTCATCGTTGGTACACCTCGCGTTTGCGCGATCCTTGAAATGCTCCCTGAATTCCAGTGGGTACCCGTTCAAGGTTCTGTCAATACACAGCCCGTCGGTGTTGCAAAGGTAGGCTCCTTAGCTGGTCGCTTCAATGTTTACCGTGATACACGTACAGAGGCTCAGTTCGAAGCGAACTATGGTGGTAATTTCGGCGGTAAGGGTGGTTTCCCATCCAACCCCAATTACACAACACAGACACGCACAACTCGCCTTGACTACGCACTTCTCGGTTACAAGGGACCTGAATTCTACGACACCGGTATCATCTACTGTCCTTACATCCCTGTTATGGTTCAGCGTACTATCGGTCCTAACGACTTCAGTCCCCGTGTTGGCTTGCTCACCCGTTACGGTGTCGTTGATAATATCTTTGGTGCAAACCTCTATTATCACGTTATCGTTCTCCAGGGTCTCAGCACAGCCTTCACACCGGCTACGCAGTCTGTCTACTTCTAAGAAGTGCACACGATCCTCGAAAGATCAAAAAGAAAACCCGGCCTAGGCCGGGTTTTCCCTTTTATATTGTTGTAAAAAAATGTCGCACGACGAATAAATAATAGTATATGGCATACGAAACCGTTCTCAATACACCAGCTCTTATTAGCAGTGTCAATTCATCAACTGTAACATCAGCTGGATACGCTTCTACTCTTAAACTTAATATAAGCGGTACCACACTTGGTCCGGTACTATCTTGTACACTCAGTATTGCTACTAGCGCTAATAGTGACTATGCATCCCTCAGCGCACCTGGTACAACGAGCATTAATTTGAGCCTCAGCTCACCAACTCTTCTACCAACAACGCAATTATGGCCTGGTGTTATTGCTACATCAACATATAGCTCTGCGAAGTCTGCTGCGCTAACAGTCACCTTCCCGCATCGCTCACTTCTTACAACAACAATTAGCTTATCCGCTAATGCTACAACAACTATTATCGACCCTACAAAGTCATCTGTCATCGATAATTTCTTCTACCTTACTGGTAGCCCTGATGTAAATCACCAGGTCCGCACAACAGGCGGCCATGCTAACCTACAGGCGTACCTCGGTTAATATAAATTAATAAATAAGAAGAAAAAGCCCTGGCATGCCAGGGCTTTTTTGTTACAACAACTAACAAGCTAAATTACTGACCCATTGCCTTCTCAGTGTATACGTTTGTATCACTAAGTAGTATAGGAAGAAGATGACGATTGGTAGCTCGTGATGGATTAATATCTAACGAACCACGGCGTGAATAGAGAAGAGTAACAACACAATCAACAACTTCTTTATGTTCCATAATACTAGTAAGAAGTTTCTCAGCGCAAAACTCATGAAACTCATTAACCTCGCGTAATGAAACAATTTGCTTGAAGAGCGACACCGGGTCAACAGCTGTACCCTTTGTAATAATATTAATATACGCAGCTCCAGTATCCTTCTGCTTTGTGTGGCGGCAGCGCGATCTTAAGGCGTTAGTAAAATATTTGTTATCATGGAGTGTTCCATCGTTATGACGATCAATAAACTTTAGATGATTTTCCTTTGCATCATAATCAGTTATCTCAACACCGCTTGTACGGTTAATAATATCATAAAGATCGGTATAATCGTTAAGAGGAAAGAGACCTGATGATCCCGACTTAAAGAATTTAACCTTAACGTCCTTACCAATAGCATTAGTAAGATCGATAGTAATTTGCTTTTCATAATTCTTAATGGCTTCTTCAATAGTGTTACCCATCTTACACATATCAAAAGAATTCATATAGAGCTTGGCTGACTTTGACTCAACCATAAACTCCGAATCAGCTGGATACACATACTTAACTGTACCTGCAATCGGTACACCGTTGTTCAAAAGAAATGTAGCCTCATGACAGTGCCATGTATCAAACCCAACAAACCCATCGCCCTTAATGCCCCACCCTTCACGGGCAAGAATTCGAGGCATAGGATTGAGAAGTGAAGGATCAAACTGCTCAGTATATACAGCGTATGAAGCTGATGAACCAAGAGTCTTAGAAGCAATATCGGTTAAGTTGGTTGTCATAATTATTGTAATTTTATTTTAATAGCTTCCATTCGTTCTTCAACTGTTCCTTTTAGTCGAACGAGTTTATTTTCTAGTAAATCATTATATGAAATAATAGCTTGTTCAAACGTTTCAATCATTTTGTTTCTAAACTCCACATTAGTACTTCTCTCTCCATCATCAATAAGAGCTACATCATAAGGATCAGTATAAAAAATAATATCATATTGAGTAATAAGCTTTTTAAAAACGTTCTTCGTATATTCAAATACCCACTTCGGAACACTACTCTCTATATGAAGATATCCTGTATAACACAGTCCATCGAGAATACAACGATCAAGTATAGCCCCCTTTGTCTCCCTAAATCTTAGAACGTTCTCGATATGTTTATTCGTGATTAAGCATTGTGTTAAACCCGTACCCTCTTCATTAATAGGAACATTAAACTCACGCTTTACTAATCTTGTAACTTCATCTACAAACTCAAATCGATCGCTATAGATTTCCTTACAAGCCTTCAGTAATGTAGTTTTACCAGAACTCTGAACCCCTGAAAAGCTTATTAACATATATCAATTATATAGACTACTTTGCCCACTTGCCACGATTAACAATCTCAGCGATAATACTATAAACAGAAATATCAAGGAAAGCATCGAATACAGATTCATTAGCTGAGTCAAGACTATTCTTTCTCAAAACAAGGTTGATTAGCCGCTGTAGCTTATCATTGAGACGGACAACGATAGCTGAAATTGATGCCTTTCTTTCATCGGGCGTTACTAAAGAAGACCCAAGTGAAATATTACCCGGACCGTAGTCAAATTGCTTCTTACAAAATGTAAGATAATGATCGTGCTGAATCTTTTTAAATTCTGCGCAGGTATCAGGATATTGGGTCTCTATTGCCTTTTGTATTTCATCTATGCTCATAATTGCTAAAAAATTTGTACCACATAATACTACCTAATACATGAAGCTGATTATATACATCCTCTTCGTCAAGTCCAGCAATATTAATTGCATGTGAGTCAATTATCTCACCTTCATCAACAGCAGGTATTACTTTATGAATAACGGCTCCTGCGGTCCTATAACCTGCTTGTATAGCTCTCTTCTGTGGATCCTTACCCTTAAGATCAGGATATTCTGTTATGAGACCGGGATGAAGATTGTATATGTTCTTATACTTCTTGCAAATTTCCTTAGGTAGTATTCTCAGATATCCATGAAGAGTAATAAGAGGATCTTTATATTGCTTTAGTGCCTTTTTATAGTCCTTTAATTCAGGATTCTTGGGCAACGTTATCCAATTGAATATCCCTCTATCTTTAGCCTGCTTGAATGAGACGTTTAACCCGTCATCATTCTGACGATTAGTAATAATCGCTGCAGGTATTTTTCCAGTATGAGAAATAATATTGTTTATCTCAGTACCTGACTGGCTAAAGAACGCTATCCAATTTTCGATTACCTGCATAAGATCTTCTTAAACATTTTAGTATTGTATTCAATAATAGCCATTTCGTCTTTCGAAACTTCGTGATCGACTAAATCTGCTAATTTTGTTGATGGCTTAGTAGGAAGACCATAATCAGCATCATACTGCATTCCATGTAATGCAGCTACAATTGGATTACTCGTATCACAACTTGCAATGTTAAAGATATTATGATTAATATAATAACGGAATTCCTTAGCTAAAGAACACCCAAGAAGGTGATGCGGTTTATTCCAATTCCAGATACCTGAATCAATAAGCTGACTAATAAAACGTTGACGACCTGAACACCATTTATCAAGCTTTGTCCACCCCTCTCCTGTTGTCTCGTAGTATGAAAAGTCAAAACTAATAGCAATCATATCAGCATTGTCAGACATAAACTTATAACATTCAGTTAATTCCTGCCATGTCTTGCCCTGAACAGCTCCAATCGCCTTCGTTACACATACATCCTTTATAGCTTGAATACTACCATCTTCTTGCCAGTTTTCAAAACTTAGTACTGTGTCTAGTGTTGACTCAAGAACATCCGGAACAATAAACATATTAGGCTTAAGATCAATTGCAGCAGCTAAGAATTTATCACCATCGAAAGCATGACCAAGCTCAAAGATAGAATTATCAAGAAGTACTTCGCGGTTATAAACTTCACGAGCTGTTTTAAAATATTGATAATACTTTGGATGCGACTCAAATAAATGTACCAAAGCATAATCAAAATCATTATACAGTGTTGACGTCTGTAGTATAGAAATAGGAGATTCGTGTGAAACCTTAATTAGCATATCCTGATTATAGGTGTAAATAATGATATATCAAGTATGGAATATCCAAAATACCACGGCAATTATATGGGCATCGTCGTACAAAACAACGATCCCCAATACCGCGGAAGAGTTAAGGTCTTCGTGCCCCATGTTACACCAACAGTTTACAAGAATTGGACTGAGAACAGTGATATACAACCTGCTGTAGATCGCGTATTCAAGTTTATTGGTAGTAATGTTGGGAGCGATTTAACAAATATTATAGATGATCTAAAGTTAATCCTACCTTGGGCTGAAGTTGTATCACCTGTTGCTGGTGAATCGAGTGCTGGTCGCTATCACGCTGCTTCCAAACTCGCGACAACGAGTGATGGTAGTAATTATAACTATTTGTTTGGTAACACGCTCACATCCTCTGTAACATCAGCGAACACAACCACGATAGGTGCTGTATCTTCTAACGCCCTACCAACACCGCTTCCGTCTCCTTATTCGCAGAATCTTGATAATATCGCCGAAAAGCCCGGTCATATCTATGATATGGCGACGGTTAATTTAAGTGACGCGTTCAATAATCCGCAGTTAACTAACGTTAATAACGTTAATAAATTAAGTTATAATTACTCACCGGAGTGTTATAGTAATAGCGGTAAAGGTTCATTTGCTGTGCCAAACGTTGGTTCACATGTTTGGGTATTTTTTAATGCTGGCGATCCGCTTAAGCCTGTGATATTCGGTGTATCACATGGCGCTTCAGAATGGAATAGTATCTACGACGCGACTGTAGGTCAACCCGGTTTAGATTATCCTGGTGAATGGGAAAACGCATCAACAAGCTCTGAGACTATTAATGCAGAAACATATCGCAACAAATACGTTATTAATCAAAAAGGCGGTACACTTGCGTTCGTTAATACTGATAATAGAGAAATTTTAAAATTAACTCATTATTCAGGATCATTCAAAGAATTTAATAATCAAGCAAATATTGAACTAGCTATTAATAATGATCAAAAATTAGTTCTCGGCGATTTATTTCAAACTATTCGCGGTACTAGAAATGAATTTACCCAGCGTGATTACGATAATGTTATCGGCGGTGATCACTATCGAAAAGTTGGTGACTTGAATGCAGCATTATATGCTCAATGGAAAGCTATTATGGATCCAATCGCCGATATCAAGCAGTTGTTTGATATTCGCCGTACTGATGGTGTTCATGAAAGTGTTGCTGCTTTATTAAAGCTCAACGGTACAGGGCAAGTCAAGACCGGTAACCCAGCGTTATGTCCGGTATGTGCAGGCGGTGCAACAACTCTTGCTATTAATAATTCTTTTAAGCCAGGTTATAGAGCACATGGAAACCCGGCTCAGGCTAGTGTTATTAACGGCGACCCTGTTGGTAAGAAAAACCTTCTTAACATCGAGCAATGGGGTAGAGGTATTGATACTACAAGTCCGAACGGTATATCAGATTTTATTTCAAGCACACAAGCAAGTTTGCAAAATATTGGCACTGGCGTTAACGGAGCTGTTACAAACATAACACGTAACGCTCAAAATATTGCATCCGGAGCTTTGCAAAATATAATTACTGGTAATATAACAGGTCTGCTAAATTCGAAATATATCACAGGACTTGCACAAACGTTCGTAGCGAGTGTACCGCAGGCTATTATTCCTGGACTTACACAAATTGTTGGTACAGACGGTTCATCATTACCTAATCGACCTGGATATCCAGCAGGTAAAGCGTGCCCGGCTTGCAACGGCACTGGAATGAGTCCAAGCTCCTTTAATGGGGTATGGGCGTATGAAACAAAAAAGATTGTTGAGTTACCACAGATGATGCTCGACGCAGTACCGAGACTTGCAAAACTTGAGGCACAGATGGGTCGAGGTGGATCCGAAATTGTTGAAATTACCAAACATAAAGTTGAGACAATAGGTACAGTGATGAATGACTGGGGCGCGGTGAGAATTGACCCTCTTGGTAAAATGGAACCAGCATACGTACAGGTGCATCCCGGTGCTACCTTGACCGTACGCAAACCCTCTCCTCTTATTGAGCAAGTGCAGATTGACGATCTCCCGGGAGGTACATATACACTTAACGTTTGTAATAGATATAATGTTCTTGTTGGTGCTGGTGGTTTGAATCTCAAGTCATACGGCGTTGTTAATATTGTCGGTGCTATGACTAATGTGACCGGAGAACAGGTTAATATTGGTAGTGCTAATGAAGTTAATATCGACGGCGGTAAGAGACTCTCACTTGTTGGTGATATTGTTCATATCAAACAACGTAATAATGAACAGGTACTACTCGACGGTAGCGTGGGTATTGTTGGAAATCTATATGTCAAGGGAGGTATATATGTTGAAGGAAGCTTAGCTGCTCAAGCTACTGATTCACCACAGCGTAAGCGCCAAACCGACCCTATCTCGACATCAGGTGGACCTGTTCCAAACCTATGCGTAGGTGTCGGTATACCAGTAGATACCGGTGGTAATGTTTCAGATAAAGCTAAACACGAATTAAAACCTGGTGGTGGTCAGCCTCTGTATATGGGCTATTCAGATCTTAATAAAGATAAAAACCGACCTATTGTCGGTATACCTAAGGGTACTATTATTGGTCATATTGAAATCGGTGATCTTCAAGTTGTAGGTACAGGTAACCTCGGTGCTCCTGTTTATAGTACTAATAGACAGCGTATACCTGTTAAGATTCTCGACGCTACTATTGCAAATATCGAAGGGTGTGATATTGGTGAAGGATTGACACTCGGTGGCACTGGTAAAAAGAATCTAAGTTTACGAGGCTTACCTCCTGAAGAAGTAAAGAAGTTAATAGCTGCTTCGAATACCCCGTATAGTGGTGGTGCGCCACAATTTCCGATTATGAATCTTGGAACAGGTGCACACGCTGATTCACATGTTATGGCAAAGCATACTCACAGTTATGATGAAGGTGAAAACGGTTCACACTATGTTATACGTCAAAAAGCGATAGAGGGACTTGCAGCTACATCGAATACTGACTTCGAGCCTGTTACGACTGCAATATCATAATTTGTTCTTCAAATATTCCTTTTTATTAAGCATCCAATCAAGTAAAGCGCGCTCGTATCCTACATCTTTTCTAGCGCGTTCAGACATATACCATTTGTTTCTGAGTATATGCTCTCTTTCTTCCATATACTTCTTATAGAGCAAAGTATCCTCTAAAAGAAGGGCCATATAATTATTTATCAAGACTGATAAATTGTTTCGTTACATAGAATAAAAATTGTAAAGCTACTAAATGACTGATATGCTGGTACGCTCTTTGTATTAAAAGCGTTTTCGTAGAGAGATTCGAGAGTAATATCGATATTTGAAATTTTTGATAAACAATGGCCATCGATAGGGTAAACGCTTTTCTTTAAAAAAGCATAGCACTCATCGCACGATAAATCATATTCTTTAAGCAAATTCTTATAAACACCAACATCTATATTATCTGTTGCTATAGTGGTATTAAATTTTCTAAGTTGATTGAGAAGTGGATAATATTCTTCGCGTATGAGAATTTTAATACCTCTAAAGAATGCAGCTTCAAGTGAAGCTGTAGGTAGAATATGAATAATATCTTTTGTATTATATTTTGATTTTACCTTAATACGTTGCTGATCATATAGACTCTTTAATTGAAAGCCGATAATACTGTACGGATATTTCTTCTCCGGTACAACGGTAAATTTATCTAACTCTAATGGCTCCTGTGTATTATTAATATCTACTAATGTCATGTCTGTATTATACTACAGACTCAGGCTATTATCCACTTTGAGTTAATGCGTACCTAGCGCATGATTTATTATTAATGCAGCGAAGGTTGTAATTGTCGCAATAATTGCCGTAATAATACCTGCCTTTAATTGATGGGATCCAGCGGTTGTAACTTTTTTATTTTCAAATTCATGTGATATTTGATAAGAAATGTGAGAGAATCTCTCGTTAACAATTTCTGTAATATTATCAAACTTTAACGACATTTCACTCTCCATGGATTTAAAACTCGAATCAAGCTTTTCTTCAAGGGAATCTAATCTATGTTCAATACTTGTAATTTGATTTAAGATAGATGGCTTACCGTTACCTTGATAAACAGTTTTATACAAATGCTCAACATCAGACTTTAGCTTATTAATTTCAGCAGGTTTAATTGATACACGCATATAAAACGAAATATATAGAATTATTTAATCTGAAAGGAATATGAAAGAATACCTTTTGGTAGAGAATATACTTTTCCTTGCATTCTTCCTTGTCTTGTCTTAACAACTACTGTTAACTTATCTTGCGTAACAACTGGTCCATTAATAATCTCGACATCACCGAGATTAATTTTATAGCTCGTGATTCCGTTCTCTGTATTAAACACGGATATTGTATTCTTATTTGCAGCAACTGCGGAGTATAGCTTCGCCATAATAGTATTTATGAATATATGGTAATTTATGATATTAAGATAAATAATTCTGTAGTATATGTCAAATATAACTAAGATTCTATTTCGTCGCGGACTCGATAATCAAAGAGTCACTATTGTATTAAATTCAGGGGAGCCTGGTTATAGTCTCGATACAAAGCGTCTTTTTGTAGGTGATGGAGTTACTGCTGGTGGTAATCCAGTTGGTGTTGTCAATTACGGAATTGTATCAGCTCTTTCCGGTAGCTATGTCTATAACTCCACGAATACAAATATGACGTCTTCAGCTTTTATTTTACTGAGCGCAGCAGAAATTGGAGATATTTTTTATGATCAAGCTACAACGTCTCTCTGGGCTGTATCTAGCACTAGTATAATCGCAGGTAACGCAGTTCCAATTCTATCTAATATTGCACATCTCTATAATACAACGCAATATAACACTAATCAATTTTACTATAACGGATCGCAGTTAACTATTCAAAACGGTCAAAACGGTCAAGGCTATGGTGTTGGTATTAACGAGCTTAATTCTTCTGTAACAGCTGGTTCACAAACTCTTTCCGGCGGAAGCGGTAATGTACTGACAGTCAAAACTGGCGGAATTACTAATAATTATATTGCACCCGGCGCAGCAAATAGCGTTAAAATTACAAATAATTTCGGTACAATTACCGACGTGGTAATTGGACAAAATCAACTTCTAGGTCAGACAAATGCAAGTGGCGCAATACTCGGTGCTGTAACGTTATCTGCTACAGGTAGTCTCACGCTTAGTTCAAATGTCAATACTATTCTATTCAATATACCTACCTTCTTACCATTAAGCGGTGGTAATATAACCGGTGGTATTAGTGCATTAAACGCTTACAACGGTCGGTTGGTAACAAATGTCTCTCCTGTTAATCCATATGATGTTGTTAATTTATCATATGCTAATACACTTGTTTCTGTAACCCCTGGCTATCTTTCAAATAATTATCTTCCATTAACAGGTGGTACCCTAAATGGTAGGCTAAATGGCCAAGAAGCAAGATTTACAGGAAATGTTGGCGTTGTTGGTACACTTTCAGCAAGTAGTTTAACTATTAATGGATCAATTAGCGCGTTAAACGGACTCAGCGCTACTTGTATTACAAATTATACAACACCTGTTTTCAGTACTGATGTCACTAATAAGGGGTATGTTGACAGTAAGTTTATTCCTATAACCGGTGGTACATTTAATGGCAGAGTATATAACGCTAACGTACCTAGTACGTCTTCTGAAATTGTTAATAAAAATTACGTTGATACGCTACAGTCATTTGTAGGTGGCAGCTATCTTGCTCTTTCGGGTGGCATAACTACAGGTGCACTAAGTGCTACTAGATTCTTTACTACAAATAATCCTGTTATTTCTTCTGAGTTAACAACAAAGAATTATGTCGATGCACAATTTACAAACTCAACACCCGTTGGATGTGTATCATATTTTGCTTCTAAAACAGCGCCTGCGGGTTGGATAAAAGCAAACGGAGCTGTTCTTCCTATTGCTGGTAGTTATCAGAATCTCTTTAACAGTCTTCCTAAGCAAGCTAACGGTAACACAATTTGGTGGGTAGCTGGCGATGGTCCTACAAATTTCCGTCTACCGGATCTTCGTGGTCAATTTATTCGCGGCTGGAATGATAATATCAGTAACGGTAATACAACCAACACCGGTACTAACCCGACCATTCCTACAACAGATGCTGGTAGAAGCTTTGGTTTAATTCAACAAGATCAATTCCAAGGTCACTATCATACACCATTAAATGCGGCTAATAAATTTGTTGTAAACGGAGCTGGTGGCAACGGTCTCGTTAGCGGCGGCTCTGGTTTTGACTCTACAACTGGTGGATCAACGACGGATGGTACCAACGGCACACCTCGTACTGGTCTAGAGACTCGACCAACTAATATAGCACTTCTTGCCTGTATTAAGTACTAAGCTATAATATACCTGAATGAAGGTATATAATTATAATCCTAATAATAAGGTTTATACATCTGTTGAAGACGCTGATCCTGATCCTCTAATACCCGGTAGATGGTTAATACCAGCTCACGCGACAACTATTAAACCTCCCGAAATAAAAGAAGAGAATGAAACAGCATGCTTTAACGATGAGGAATTAAAATGGGTCATTGTTGAAATTAAACAACCTATCATACCCTACTATATTTTAAGAGCTAGAGAGTATCCGCCGATCTTTGATTATATAGATGGAATTGTTAAAAATGACCATGAACAAATTAATAAGTATATTAAAGCTTGTCAAGAAGTAAAAGCTAGATATCCAAAACCTGAAATAATTAATGACTACGAGATTTGATAAATTAATAGAGGATTTTAATGTACTACCTAAGAGCCAAAACGCTGTTCAATCCGGACCAGATATCGGTATGACAACTGGAGACATGGAGGGTACGTTTCCTAACAGGAGCGGTGTTGTTATGGGTGATTTGCTACCTGATGATGTACAATTTAAATTTAACAAAGAGCACGCTAAAGAAATCTATAAACTACTTTCTTCTACTCTAAAATATTAATCATTTACTTCCCAAGGGAACATAATCCAAGAATCATTTGGATACTCCGTAACATAATAATCTGGAACAAATGTTGTGTGTGGCTTTGTATATAGAGTAGCAAATTTAAGATTGTTAAGCCCGTAATTAGTCGCTAATTCATTTTTAATATACTCTAGAGTTGATCCACCGTCAGATATATCATCAACAACTAATACCTTATCGTCACGATGCTTGAGAGCTAGACTATGACCAGGCTCTTGAATAGAAATAATAAACCCTGACTTCACATTCTTTTCATTGTACGTTTGTACAGAGAAGTTATGTACAATCTTTACATTAAGTCTATAGGCAAGCAAGGTACCGGGAATCATTCCACCGCGTCCTATAGTTACAATAACGTCAGGGATAAAATTATCACCCTTAAGAAGTTCTTCAAGACTCGTTACACCATAAAAAATATCTGTCCAGCCAAGGTTTTTGATTACAGCATCCATTTAAGAAGCATTATACTATAAATGCTTCTTAAATCAATTATTTTTTAACAAGAGCTGCAGCTGCCTTACTCAAGCGCATACAATCAACAACAATTCCGCTATAATCGCCTTTTTGAGCACATACAGTTATACTCTTAATGAGCTTAGAAATTTCTTTTGGAGCTTTAATCTCTTCATTATCTTGACCGAGGTCACCGGATGTTATACCCTGATCAAAAGTAGGACTAACTCCTGTTGATAATTGATTCTTGGTTGTCGAATGATTAATGTTCGCTGGTAAATTAACGCCGCTAGCAAGATCGCTATTCTCTCTTACCTGTGCGTACGACTCATAGATGGCATACATATCATTAACCATATATACTATTTAGTAAATGAGTAGGAAGAAACCAAAGATTGATATCGAAGAAATTAAAGAAGAGCTAAAGAATACCTGGTTCTGGTATAAGGTGTGTGAAGGGTGCGAGAACGTAGCTATGTATGTAGAGACGTTTTGCCCGAAGTGTCGTGGATATCACTTCGATGAAAATCGTAAGCGTGTCATTAATGAAATCGTTTTAAAATACGAAGAAAAAATTAAGAGGAGTAATGACTTGGGATAATCGGGGTATAGTGGTCGAGATGCTGACTTAAGAACACTACACGATCCATTAGTATTTTCTTTTCCTGACCTTTAGCCTTTTTAGCTCTTGCGTATAAATCTAAGACCATGTCTGAGGTAATGAGAGTTGTAATCTTCTTCTCATAAACAGGAGTATCACACTCCTTCTTCTTTGTTGTCATGGCCATAATATTTAATCCTTTGTAGATGTGGTAATTTATACTACTAGGATTAAGCTATCAAGCTTTTACTTCTTATCCTGCTTATAAGCCTTATTGAGAGTTTTTAAAACACGGCTTACGGCATCCGGCCCAGCGCAGACAGAATAGATGAACTGAAGCATGACGTGAGCTGTATGATCGGCTTTACGCACGGTATCAATAGGATAGAGCCCGGGTTCTAATCTAAGCCAATCCTTTACTGTCTTCTTCGACTCTTCATTGCTCTGGGCTACAGGAGTCGGTGTTGTCTTAACACCGGGGGTCACTGTATTAGGAACGGAAATAGGTGTCGAAGGAACCGCTGTTGCATAGGCTTCAGCTATGTATCTAGAGTCACTGAGCATATTATTATTTATGTTCCTAGGAACCTTTCCTTATATAGTTCCGCGGAACCCTCTAAACGTAGTCCCGGTTCGGCTTAGGATCCTGGGAATCACTGTTTATTATATGGTTCCTCGTTCATATTCTTAGCTAGCACTAAGGTTCCTTAGGAACCGTTCCTGTGCCTGTACCAATAATAGAGAAGGAACAAGGAACTAATGATACCGGTCATGTAATTAAGGAACCACCAAGCACCGAATACATTAAGGAACATATAGATCATTCCAAAGATATACCCAGATAAACCAAGAAATATCATAGTTGGTGATACATCTACCGAGGA